CAGCTTTTTGTAGCGTTGGTTCAGGCGTTACCTCAGATTATTGAGACGCTTGTTACTGCTATTCCTGAAATTATAAACGGCTTGGTTACAGCAATCCTAAACTCTATCCCCGAGCTTATACAGGCAGGAATTAATTTATTGGTATCGCTCATTCAAAATCTTCCCGAAATCATCACTACCCTGCTTACTGCAATACCCCAGATAGTCGAAGGATTAGTTGGTGCAATTGTTGATAACATAGACCAGATTATATTGGCAGGTGTTCAGCTTTTTGTAGCGTTAATTGAGAATCTTCCCACAATTATCGGAGAAATTGTGAAAGCAGTACCGCAAATCATTTCCGCATTAGTCGATACATTCGGAGGAATGATGTCTACAATATGTAATATTGGTAAAGATTTGGTTAAAGGCATATTCGACGGCATATCTAACGCCATTGGGTGGCTACGTGAAAAACTCAGCGGTTGGGTTGACGATGTGGTTGGTTATATCAAGGGTTTGTTTAGTATTAATTCTCCATCAAAACTTATGCGTGATGAGGTAGGTAAAAACCTTGCATTAGGCGTGGCAGAGGGTATCACCAAAAACAAAGATGCCGTATCTGATGCAATGTCCGAAATGGCAGATGTGGTCAAAGATTCTGACATTAGTGTAGAACCTGAAATAACGGCAAAATCAATTGACTTCGAAGCTTTTAAGGAAAAGATAAGACCGTCTTTAGATTTTGTAAAATCACAAATCTCAAAGGCACAGGATGTTTTAAATACGCAGTTTGCAGCATCACTGCAGCTTGCAGGTGCCATGGCAGGTGCTAACAACACCTATAACAACGGAAACACTTTTAACAATCACTACACAATAAACACAGCAAACAATTCACCAAAAGCAACAGCAGACGCAATCAAAAACCAAATGACGATGCAGCGTATGCTGTTTGCTACAAGATAAGGAGGGATAATATGTTAAATATTACATACCAAAACGAAAATGGTAAACTTGATTTTAAGGGTGGATGCGGTCGCCACACTTGGCGAATTCTTGAAATTGACGGACTCGGCATCGCGCCTAAAAGCTTTAATACAGCCCAATACCCAGCCTCCGTCGGTCAGCGTACATTATCTGAATCAATCGATGCAAGAACAATCACCATTCAGTGCGATGTTAATTCTATCAAGAGTCAATACGGCGGAACGTCATCTAACCGCTGGGAAATATCTAATGCACTAAAAATTTTAAACGAGCCGGGTACATTACTTATTTCTGACGGCACAAGGGTACGAAAAACTAGCGCCCGCTGTGTAGAAGCCGTACAGGGAGAACGACATGGCGGATATTCTGTATTTGCTATACAGTTTGTGTGCGATTATCCATATTTTGAAGACAGGGAAACAAGCAAAGTACCGCTATTTAAAGTTGAGCCACTTTTAGGAAATACAACAAGGTGGTATCTAAAAGACGGTCAATTAACCGATGAAGGTGTCGAGAGCGGAAAATTTATACTCCCCTGTATGTTCACACGATATATTTCAAGGGCAAATGTTGTTAATATCGGTGATGTTGATACCGAGCCGATTATTAAAATCCGCTTAAACGGCGGAACATATAACGGCACAATTGGAACTCCGGGAACGCTTGTTATCAGCAACGAATCCACAAATCAGCAAATCGAGTTAAATCTACACAATGCTGAAAATACTAAAGAGGTTATCGTAGACATTCCTAACCGTAAAATATACAGTCAGGATAACAAAAATTTAATACACCATCTTGCACCTACCAGCTTTTTAAGTGATTTCTGGCTTAAAAAGGGACAAAATCAGATTTGTGTAGATAACTACATATCAGAATCAAGTGTTGTTGAGTGCGAATTTTCCAACAAATACATTGAGGCGGTGATTGGATGAGTAGTAAAATTTCAGACATTCGTTTTTTTGATTTTAATTTCAATCTCATTCATACAGAAAACGAGTTTTTGAGCAGTAACTGGACTGTTTACTATAACGATATCGGTACTTTTGAAGCGCATTTTGACCTAAAGAGCGATACCTTACCTATAGTTATGGAAAATAATTTTCTCGTAGCTGTACAGGGGAATTTGTCATCTGTTATCGTGGGCAAAAAAGTAACTGACGAACTTGTTATATACGGCAGAACTTGTAACTGGTTACTCACAAAGCGTGTTACTGACGCTTTTGACAGCACTGCTACAATTGATGCATTATTAACAGAAAAAGTTGGACAGGCGTTTTCAGATGTCACGAATTTTGAAATAGATATCATTCCCAATCTTCCGACAATTACCGCAAGTCGTGATGATAAGTGCGAGACGTTTTCTTTCGTACAGGAGAGTTTACAGATGGCAAATTTGGGGCATACATTAGAATTTGACCCTGTGAATTCTTTGTGGATTTTTAAAATATTAAAAGGACACGAGAACAATCCACTTGTTATCTCTACTGTAAACAGAAACGCTTATGATATTTCAATAGAAAGCGATTTGTTGAACCTATGCAATCAGGGTTGGTACAAAAAACCATACCGAAACATAGGCGAATGGGACCCGGAAATAAACTTATGCTTAGATTCTGACGGCAATGCTATGTCCGGTACATGGATTGAAAACGCGACAGCAAGCTATTCTGTCCCCACCAATTATGGAAAGTGCTGGAAAGTACAGTTTAGACAAGACTCAACCCGCACATCGTATAACAGATTTGGCATACAGCTCTACCCAGGTGATTTTTTAATATGTGACAACGAAAAAGGTG